CAAAAGCAGACAAGGATTTAATATGCCATTACGGAAAACTTCATCAGGCTGGATGTGGGGCAGCAAACATTTTAAAACAAAGGCAGATGCTATTGCTGCGCGAACTGCTGCTTATGCTAACGGATATAAAGGTGAAACAATGGTAACTTACAAGATTGGCGAACAACCTGAAGAAGAAGATTCATTGACTGAATTGGTCATGGATTTGCTGCATTCCGCAACTGTTACGCACATTATGCATTGGCAAACAACCAGCTATGCTCAACACGTTGCGCTTGGCGAATTTTATAGTGAAATACCTGAATTAATTGATGCTGTTATTGAAGCGTATCAAGGCAAGAACAATATAATACTTAGCAAATATCCTGTTGAGATGGAATCATACGAAGATTTAACTCCATTAAACTATTTAGAATATTTGAATCAAGAATTGTATGAAGGTCGCGGGATGTTTGGCGACGATTCAGAAATACAAAATTTGATTGATTCAATTGCAGAATTGATTGATTCGACAATTTATAAATTAAGGCGTTTTAAATAAGGAACAATTATGAGCAAAGAATTAGATGAAGCATTAGAAACACTAACAACAACCTATCAATCATTGGCACAGGCTGCGGTTGGTTATCGTGAGACATTAGATACTGATGAAGTAAACGCACGATTGGCTTCCGCAATACCTGATACTGCTGAATATGTTGCATTGAAGCAATTGGCGTTTTTATTGCAGACACCTATTGTTGAAACAGCACCAACACCAGCGCAACCGCAGACACCAACAGCACCACAAGAACCAATAGAGTAATGCCTTACGCACCACTTAATACTGAATGCAAACAATATGGATGCCGCAACAGCAAGACAGGCAGATCATCCTATTGCATTGAGCATGGTGGCGGGGTAACAGAGACAGGCAAAGCAAACACTAAACTATACAACCAACAGGCATGGGACAAGATAAGAGCGCGGCAACTTAGCAAGCAACCGCTATGCGCTCGATGCCAGCATGAAGGTAAGGTTACGGCTGCCACTACTGTTGACCATGTATTTCCTCATAGGCGTGACGCAACTAAGTTTAGGCTGAATCTATTTCAATCATTGTGCGTTGCTTGCCACACTATCAAAGGGCAAGATGAGCGCAAAGGTATATACAACTATTACACAGCGCATAAGATTATTCAATATGCCGATTATGATTACGCTAGGCTGTTGGGTATTGTTTAGGTTGTTATAGTTTAAAACTATAATTAAGGGTTACTAAAAGAGCATGATGCAACAAAGAAAAGATTTTGTGCGTATATTGTGGATAACTTCTGTGGATAACCTGTGGATAAGTGGGAATTTACAAGGAATAACTTAAAAACCTGTGGATAAGTATAGAGCAAATGCGCGAGCAACTTTCCATAGATTGAGCAGGGCGATGGGGGGGTTAAAAAAACAACATGAGGACAAAATGAAAATACAAGAAATAGAAATAGAAAAATTAATTCCATATGCAAGAAATTCCAGAACCCACAGCGACGAACAAGTGGCTCAGATTGCGGCAAGCATAAGAGAATTTGGTTGGACTAATCCCATTTTAATTGATGGTGAATCTGGCATCATTGCTGGGCATGGTCGGTTGGCGGCGGCTCGCAAATTAGGATTGAAAAAAATTCCCGTAATTGAATTAAAACATCTTTCTGAAACGCAAAAAAAAGCATTAATTATTGCTGATAATAAACTTGCTTTAAATGCTGGTTGGGATAATGAATTGCTTGCGTTGGAATTTGAAGAATTAAAACTTGAAGGTTTTGATCTTGAATTATTAGGGTTTGATAAAAATGAAATAGATAAATTGTTTGAAAACAATATTGATGATGATGAAATAAAAGAAGTATCGGATGATGGAAATAGAAATTTATTGTTAATTGAAACTATTTCAGAAATGGAATTACAAAAATTATTTGATGAAATGAAAGAACGAGGTTTTGAATGCAAAATTATGAATTAATTTTACAGTCGCCAGTAACCGATTCTTTTAGATGTACAAAAGCTGCCAATTCATTAGATATAGATCAAACAAAAAAATCAGTTCATCATTTTAAAGTTGCTGCTGATATTCAATCTCCATTTAATATTGGTTTAATTGTTGGGGCATCAGGAAGCGGCAAAACTACTATTGCAAAACATATTTATGGGGAAGATTGTTTTAAAGAAATTTTGGATATTTCAAAACCCGTAATTGATCAATTTCCTGAATTAATGTCTTATGAAGATTGTGCCGCAATGTTATGTGGAGTTGGTTTAACTTCTGTGCCTTGTTGGATTAGACCAGCTTATACGTTATCAAATGGTCAACGAGCAAGAGCAGAATGTGCATTGCAAATGGCTAAAGAAAATATTGAAATAATTGTAATTGATGAATGGACTAGCGTTGTAGATCGTACTGTGGCTAAAGTTATGTCGCATTGTATTCAAAAGCATGCTAGAAAAACTGGCAAAAAAATTGTTTTAATGTCTTGCCATTATGATGTTGTTGAATGGTTAAATCCTGATTGGATTATTGATGCTAATAAACAAACATACGAAAATCGGAGGTCACTTTGGCGAGATTACAAAAGAAAAGAAAAACTTGAATTTGATATATACGAAACCACAAGGAGCACATGGCCTTACTTTAGCAAATATCATTATTTAAGTGATCGACTTTCAGGTGGGAAAAGTTATTATTTTGGATTATGGGCTGGTCAAAATCAAATTGGTTTTTTAGCTTTTTCAAATTATGTTCCTCATAGAAAAGGAACAAAAATGCAATTGCATTTTAATAGATTGGTTATTCATCCTGATTATTGTGGTTTTGGTTTGGGCATTTATTTTTTAAATGAATGTTCAAAAATTGTGGCTAATAAAGATTATGAAGTAATGGGTAAATTTTCAAGCGCACCTGTTTATAACGCTTTAAAAAAAGATAAAAATTGGCGATTAAATGATGTTGCCAGAAAACATAAAATAATTGTTGGTGGAAATATGCAAAGAGGAAAAAAAACAGGATATACAAGGCAAAATCAAGCAATAGCAGGAAAATCGCATGGTTTTAGAATGGATGTAAAAACTTGGTCTTTTAAATTTATAAATAATTATGGCAGCACATAATAAATTGCCACCTGAAATTCACAGCGTTCATGGCAGCAAAGGCATGAATGTTGGCGTAATGATGCCGGAAAAATTAAAGGCAAGGATTCCTTTTGCTGAATGGGCAAGTCAGCCTGAATTATTTAGCAAGCAAAGATTTGTAGATGAAACGGCACAATATCTTTTTGACGTTTACGGAATTGGCACAGAACAAGATAGGCATACATTAATGATGCTTGCAGATCAAATGCAAACATATATTGATGCCAGATCACAGCAAGATAAACATCCATTGGTGGTAAAAATAAATAATGGCAAAACGCTTGCGCCAAATCCTTATATATCGCTTGCAAATAAAGCGATGGAAAATTGCGTCAAGTTAATGAACGAATTAGGTCTTACTCCAAAATCAAGATTGGCTGCAAATAAATTAGAAGATGATTCGCCATTGGCTGATTTTCTAAAGGGCTGGAATCCGCAATGAAATGGCAAGATGGTGTTGTGTATGCCAATCAAGTGGTGAAGGGCGAGATACTTGTTTGCAGAAATGTTTTACTTGCCTGTCAAAGATTCTTAAATCAGCTTGAAAATAAAGATTGGGAATGGGAATTCCATCCTGAAGCTGTTGACCATTTCTTGCGTTTTGCCTCAATCATGCATCACGCTAAAGGCGTTTATGCAGGTCGCCCAGTTATCCTTGAACCATTTCAAATACTTTTAATTTGCGGCATTTATGGCTTTTGGTCTAAAAAAGATAAAGGCAAGCGCATGGTTAATGATGTAATTGTTTTTATTCCTCGCAAAGCTGGCAAATCAACTCTTATCGCGGTGCTTGGTTTGTATGAATTGTTATTCGGTGAAAAAGGTTCGGAAGTCTATACATTGGCAACTAACCGCGATCAAGCAAGCATTGTATTCACATCTGCAAAAGGTTTGATTGAATCAATGCCTCAAGAAATTCAAAATTTATACAATGTACAAAAATCTCACATTACCAAAATTGGCGATTCTCAATCTACTTTTAAAGCATTATCGCGTGACACAAAGAAAACTGGCGATGGTATGAACCCATCGTGCGCCATTATTGATGAAGCGGCGCAAATTATAGATAGAAATGCCATTGAAGTTTTGCATTCGGGCATGGTCGCTCGAAAAAATCCATTACGCATTTACATTACAACTGCGTCATTCACTAAAGATACAAAGTTCCATGAAGATTTGCTGATGATGCAAACCATGTTATCGGGTGAAGCTACGGATAATCCTCGCTGGTTTGGTTTGCTGTATGGATTGGATACGCAAGACGATTGGAAAGACCCTAAAATTTGGGAAAAAGCTAATCCCATGCATGGAATTACAGTATTTGAAGAAGCAATTCAGCAACGTGCGGAAGAAGCAAAATATAAACCTGCAACCCTTAATGAGTTTCTTTGCAAAACTCTGAATGTATTTGTAAGCGCAAATTCTGCATGGATTGACAGGTCGCATTGGGATGAATGCGGTGGCTCATATAATGAGTTACCACCTGAAGCTGTTTTTATTGGATTTGACTTAGCGGCAACGCGAGATTTAAATGCGGTGTGTATTTTAAAACGATATTCCGAAGATGATTATTTTGCCGAATGGAAATTCTTTTTGCCAGAAGAAGGTTTAACTCATGTTCCGCAGCATTATCAAGACATCTTTCGTAATGCTTGTGATTCAGGTATTTTGCATTTAACGCAAGGTAATGTAATGGATGATAGGGAAATATCCGATTACATTCGACAACAATCGTCAAAATATGATCCTAAAGAAATTGGCTATGATGCATACAATGCTGCAAGTTTAATTGCGCGATTGCACGATCAAGCAATGCCAGTTAAAAAGGTTGGTCAAGGCATGGCTGTATTAAGCAACCCATCAAAGCATTTAGAAAAATTAATTTTAGGCAAAAATATTAAACATGATGGAAATCCATTCTTAGGCTGGCAGCTTGGTAACTGCGAAGTGTATGAAGATGTAAACGGAAACATAAAAATTCGTAAAAATGAAGCTGATAAATCTGCGAAAGTTGATGGTATTATTGCGCTAATTATTGCAATGCATTGTTCATTAGATCATCCTGTTTCTAATGACAATTACGGATTCCGAACATTTTAAGGTGCAATCATGGGCGTACTAGATATTTTTAAAAGAAAAGATAAAGCGCAAAAAGAATCTAATACGCTATTCGGGCAGACCACCTTAGGAAATAATGTTCTACGCAACATTGGTTCTCAGTCTGCATTCCAGCAAATGCTTTATGTCACCACAAGTTCTGCTACGCAAGCAGGGCGAACGGTGGATATGTCAACGCTTTCACGCAATTCAACCGTTATGGCTTGCCTTGCGGTAAAGGCTAGAGCGTTATCTCAATTGCCTGTGCGAATAGTTGCATACAATGAAAATGATGAATTGGTTGATGCTTGCCATGATGTATCAATCGGTGCGCGAGACAAAATTAAAGCGCGGCAAGTTTATAACCTATTAGCAAACCCAAATAATTTTCAATCGCAATATGAATTTTGGTATCAATTCTCTATGTGGTTGGATATGGCTGGCGAATGTTACACAGTATTTTGGCGCAAAGATCAAAGCAAGGCAGATCAAACGCCTTTAGAAATGTATATTCTTGATGCAACGCTAATCACTACTCAGTTAACAGAGACACGCTATCCAATGTATCGATTAGCAACGCCAAGCTACGGCTTTTCAAAAGATGCGCCTTTGGACTATTGGCAGGTCATGCATTTAAATGAAATGGGTTGGCAAGGTTCAGGCAGTTGGAATAAAGGAACTTTGCTTGCTGAATTAATCGGATTAGATCAAGATATTGATCTTTATGCCAACTACGTTATGCAGAACGGCGCAAAACCATCTGGATTGTTTGTTACCGACCAAGTAATTCCTGATTCTAAATATAAAGAAATTGCAGCACGTTTAAAGGAAGGTTGGTCGCAGCTTACAGGCTCACGTCCTACTGATCCATCAAAACCCGGTCAAGGTATGTTACTTGATAATGGCATGAAATATATGCCAGTTGAAATGCTTACAATTCAAGATGCTGATGTTGCTGCGCTGAAAAGCCAAACCATGCAAAGAATCTGCGGTGTGTTTGGTGTACCACCACAAATGATTAGTGTTGGTGAAGGCAAGTTTAATAACACGCAAACATTAATGGATGAATTCTATAAGTCTACAATTTCACCATTAATCATGAATGTTGAGCAGAAATTAAAAATG